GATTTGCAAGACACTAAGCAAATCGGCGCAGAAGCAAAGGATATGACTCACGCAGTCAAGATGTTAAATTATGCAAACAAAAACACACTACTTGTTCTCATCTCACAACAACGAAACCAGTTTGGATCTATGCATGCTAGTCACATCCCCACAGGTGGGATGGCAGTTAAGTTCTTTTCTTCCACTGTCATTAAGCTCTGGTCTTCTGAGGCTGAAGCGAATGCTATTAAGGCTGGCGTTAAAGTTGGCGACAAGATTATTGAACAAAGGGTCGGAAGACCAGTTAATTGGATTATTGATTACAACAAAGTCGGCCCCCCTAATTTATCGGGACAGTACGACTTCTACTACCAAGGGGATGTTCTTGGTATAGATGGAATTGGAGAAACATTAGATGTTGCAGAAATGTGCGGAGTCGTGGAAAAAGGTGGCGCTTGGTACACCGTCAATGGTGAAAGATTTCAAGGCAGAGCAAAGGCAGTGCAATACCTTCGTGATAACCCAGACGTAGTTAAAAAACTACAAGAGGATATTCGTGCCAAATCTTAATGAATTTATATCTAAGCCAGAGAAGGTTATGTCTCCAGAGTTAGAAAGAATGGGTGGCAAAAAGCCTTGTGGTAAATGTGACAAAGATGCTGAAGAGTATTTTTGGAACGCATCAGATAGAACCATATCTTGGGAATGTCCAGATGGTCATAAAAATTCTTACGTGGTGGGGTAATGTCAGAAAGATCTGAAGTAAAACGTGATGGCGCTAAAGCCCAGAAAAATTCTGGTCGTGGCGATTATCAAAAGGGGGATGCAAAATGGAAGCAGTTTGTTGTAGATTACAAAGAAGCTTCTGCCTCATTTACATTAAATAAACCTGTATGGTCAAAGATTTGTACAGATACGTTTAAGGTTAGCAGGGATATGCATCCAGCATTAAAGATTATTATAGGTACAGATTCCAAGGTTCGTCTTGGAATTATTGAGTGGGCAGTTCTAGAAGAACTAATTCAGTTCTGGGAGGATAATAATGTCTAGCGGTAAAAGAAGTAACAAACATCCTTTTAATCCAACACAGATTAAAAATGGTAGGATTGTCAGGCTTAGAAAAGATGGCACCGTAAAGGCCGATCTTGGCCCCTACAAAGTAAAGCAAACAAAGGCGAAGCCATGAAAGAAATATTGTATACAACACTAACTGGTATTGCTGTAGGTGGTATCTTTAGTATCTTTAAACTTCCAATTCCAGCACCACCAGTATTTGCAGGGCTAATGGGTATTGTTGGTTTATGGATTGGTTATGGAATAGTTCAGAGGTTCGTATAATGACTGCATTTTTATTTGGAATAATGATAGGATTTATAATTGGATATCCACTAGGATTATTCATTGATAAGTTAGATAAGAGGATTAAAAATGGCGGACGATAAGAATACCCTTGAACTTATTAGTTCAATAACAGAGTTTAATGATCTTCATGAGTATATGAAGGACGAACAGTTAGATAGAGCATTAGCAATTGTTGTAAAATTGCTTATGAACCCAGACGTACCTTCGGCAAAGGCTCCATATTTAATTATTGAGCTTCAGGCTATGTCCACAAAGTTTTCTATGATGGCTTCTTATTATTCTACTATAGCTAAAGATAAAGCTGGCACAACAAATAATAATAAAAAGAATATCTATTATTCAGCAAAGGAGTCAATCGATAAACTTGTGGATGCCCTCAAGTATGTCGTTCGTTATAATGGCTAGAGATATAGTTAAGAACCTTAAATTTAAAAAGCATACTGGTAAGCATTTCGATCCAGAAAAGTTTGCACAGTTGCTTGATGAGTCCTATCGTAATACAAAACGTGCAGACGGAGAGATGACTAAGAAGTCATTTAGTCCAAGCTCCCTTGGATACGGTCATGGCACATGCCCTAGATATTGGTATATGGCATTTAGCGGAGCAATGTTTATTGATGATAATGATGCTGTTGCTGTTGCTAATATGGCGCAAGGAACACAGGCTCATGAAAGACTTCAAAAACTAATCTCTAGCATGCCAGAGTTTAGAGCAGAAGAAGAAGAAATTATTAACGAGTACCCGCCTATTCGTGGCTTTATTGACCTTATTATGGAGTACGATAATGAAATGGTTATTGGAGAAATTAAGACGGCTAAGCAGGAAGTGTGGGATGCAAGACAAGCAGAGATGAAGCCTACGCCAAACCATATGCTTCAGTTACTTACCTACATGAAGCTGAAGAACGCTAAAGAAGGATTCTTCCTTTATGAGAATAAGAATACTCAAGAACTTATTGTTATTCCAATCTCAATGAATGAAAAGAATACAGAGATTATTGAGGATCTTTTTGTTTGGATGTGCGAAGTATGGGATAACTTTAAAGATGGAGATCTTCCTATGCGTCCAGAAGGAGCTTCAAAGTCTAAGATGCCTTGCACATACTGTCCAATTAAGAAGGAATGTTATGCTGGATTAATTGGAACAGTTCAAATAGAATCATATAAGGTGCCAAAGTTATGATATGCGCCAACAAGGAATGTGCTAAAGACTTTGAGCCAAAGACACATAATCAAAAATATTGTACCGACGAATGTTGCAGAGTTGCAACAAACCGCAGGATCATGGAAAAATATTATGAAAAGAAAGCTATTCGAAATGGTGCTGCTCGTGGCTGCAAGAAATGTAATGCTCAATTAAGTAGGTATAATGAAACAAATCTTTGTGCATCCTGTCAAAAAAAGATAGATATAACTAAAAGATCTAAGATAATGGGTATGCTTGATGAGATTAGCTGAGCTTGTTAAAACTAAAGCAAACCGTGTACTAGGAATAGACGCTTCTACAAATTCGGTTGCATTCTGCTTGATGGAAAACGATAAACCGTTAAAGTGGGGCAAAATAGAATTTGTGGGAGCAGACATATATGAAAAAATATATGATGCTAAAAAGAAAATGCACGTAATGCTTGATGAATTAAAAGCTGATTATATTGCAGTAGAAGGAGCGATCCTTGTCAGATCACCAGATGCTGTGATAAAATTGTCATATGTCTATGGTGTGGTTATTGCTGAACTTATGTCTACTGGTGCTTCCGTTATTACTATATCCCCTAGTTCTTGGCAGGCATATATCGGCAATAAGAACCCAACAAAAGATGAGAAGCAGGCAGTAAGAGTAAAAAATCCAGGATATGCCGATTCGTGGTATAAGACTCAATTGCGTAATATGCGTAAACAAAGAACTGTAGATTACTTTAATAAAAAGTATGAGCTTTCATTAAAAGATTTTGATGTGGCTGATTCATTTGGTATAGCCCACTATGCGAATAAGGTTTTGACAGAACGATGAAACTATATCAAAGTAAGGATTGGCTATATAGAAGATATATAGTTCAAAAGAAAACGGTTACAGAAATAGCTAAAGAGTGTAACGTATCTGCTATGACAATACAAAGATACTTAGATCAGTTTGGGTTAATTAAAAAAAGATGAAGACAGAAAGAATAACACCAGAATCAATTACCTTTAGCAAAGTTTTGAATTCTTTTTATGTATATACTGGTGATGTAACTGATAGATACGTTCAGGCTACCTGTAGAGATCAGGGTTACTGGGATAAAGAGCTCACCGAATGGATGATTGGTAATATACAGCCTGGGTGGACATGCCTAGATATTGGAGCAAACATATTTTATTTTACAGAAGTTATGGCACGAAGGGTTGGCGCATCTGGTCGTGTGCTGGCATTTGAGCCGATAGAAAGGTTATGTAAATCCTATACAGTTGCTACAATTTTAAATGATTACTCAAATGTAGGACAGATAGATGTATTTAATATAGCCTTGTCAAATAAAAAAGATAAGATGGTTTTAAATATTTGGGAAGAAAACATTGGCGGATCTGGAATAGTTCATGAACATCAATCTGGTAATCATGGTCAGCATGGTAATTTTTATACAGAAGAAATAAATGCAGATACATTAGATTCAACATACACTGGCAAAATTGATTTTATGAAAATAGATGTGGAGGGACACGAAAGATTTGTATTCGAGGGATTTTCTGAAGAAGCTCGTAAGTGTCCATTGCTAGTTGTTGAGTTAGGGTCTGGACAGCCAGATGAATTTTTGGTAGAATTAAATGATAAATATACAATGGAATTTTTGAATGGGGAAGCGGCCACATTCGAAAGAATTAAAGAGCATGATGTAGTTAATGTTCTACTTAGGAGAAGATAATGTTAAAGCCAGTATTTGAGGATGTAACAACATTTAATTGTAGTGATCTATATTTAAGATCTGTAGGGGCTCCAGCAGGTGCAAAAATCTGGGGAACTTGTCATGAAATTGCTCACATGCTTATTGAAAAGAATATATCATACGGTAACTCAGCTTTGGAGCCAGCCAGAATATTTTCGACGGCGGACAATGTAGAGCAACTCAAGGTTAGAATCGATGATAAATTAAACAGAGTTAAAAATAATCAAGGCTTCGCAGGAGATAATGATATTGATGATCTGATTGGCTATTTAGTTCTATATAAAATAGCTAAATCTCAGGTTGCTATTTCAGTCGACTAGAAGTATAATAATACTCTATGGATATGGAATTAGCTGATCATTTTGATCGCATGAATAAAGTAGTTGAAGAACTGCTTAAAGGAAATAACCCCACCCAAATTGCCACTCTAACGGGCTTTAAACGTGCCGAAGTGGTTGAGTTGATAGGTGAGTGGAAGACAGTCGTACACAACGACACAGCGGCCAGAGAGAGGGCTAAAGAAGCTATCGTTGGTGCTGACCAACACTATGCAATGCTTATTAAAGAAGCCTGGAAGACAGTTGAAGATGCTGATCAGGCTGGACAGCTTAGCGTTAAATCAGGTGCATTAAAATTAATTGCAGATATTGAAGGTAAGCGTATTGGCATGCTTCAAGAAGTTGGACTTCTAGATAACGCTGAACTTGCAACACAGTTGGCGGAAACTGAGCGTAAACAGGATATCCTTGTAAAGATTTTGAAAGAAGTAACAGCCTCTTGTTCAAAATGTAAGATGGAAGTTGCAAAACGTTTATCCCAAATAACTGGGATAGTTGAACCAGTTGAAATAATTGAGGAAGTTAGTGGATCTTAATTTTGATGATCTTATTGACATACTCGACGGCGAAGAATTTGATGAGAGGCCAGTCGATTTAAGGACATTTGTTACAAGCCCAGATTATCTTGGATTGCCACCGCTTTCAGAATATCAGTATACATTAATTGAAAAATCTTCACAGGTTTATAAAGAGTCCACACTAATCAAATTGTTTGGTGAAGAAGAAGGCAAGAGAACATATAAGCAGACTGCTAACGAAGTAGTTGCTCAATTAGGCAAGGGTTCTGGAAAAGATTATTGCTCTACAATATCAGTGGCCTATATAGTATATTTATTATTGTGTTTAAAAGATCCAGCTCATTACTACGGTAAACCACCTGGAGACTCCATTGACATTATTAATATTGCTATCAACGCACAACAAGCAAGCAACGTGTTCTTTAAAGGATTTAGAACACGTATAGATAAGTCACCTTGGTTTGTAGGAAAGTACTCAGAAAAAGCTTCTGAGATCAAATTTAATAAAAATATAACAGTTCACTCAGGCCACTCAGAGCGTGAGGCATGGGAAGGATACAACGTGATTGTTGTAATCCTTGACGAAATTTCTGGCTTTAGCATTGAAAATACAACTGGCCATGAGCAGGCAAAGACTGGTAGCGCTATCTATGAGATGTATAGGGCATCAGTTGATTCTCGTTTCCCAGACTACGGTAAAGTAATTCTTCTCTCATTCCCTAGATACAAGAACGATTATATCCAGCAAAGATACGACGACGTTATTGCAGAAAAAGAAACTGTCATTAGGTCACATCATTTTAAGATAGATACAGATTTGCCAGATGGAACGGAAGGCAATGAGTTTGATATTGAATGGGAAGAAGATCATATTGTTTCTTACAAGTATCCAAGAATGTATGCTCTTAAAAGACCTACCTGGGAGATTAATCCTACAAGAAGTATAGATGATTTTAAAGTAGCGTTTTATAAGAATGCTCCAGACGCTCTAGGAAGATTTGCATGTATGCCAGCGGAAGCAATAGATGCATTCTTTAAGTCTAGAGAAAAAATTGAAAAAGCTTTTAGTAATATGGCGTTAGCAGTAGATGACTTTGGAAGATTTCAGGAATGGTTTGCGCCAGATCCAGATAAAGAATATTTTTTGCATGTTGACTTAGCACAAAAGCATGACCATTGTGCAGTTGCTATGTCTCATGTGCAAAAATGGGTAAATGTAAAAGTAACCGATACTTATTCTCAGCCAGCGCCAATTGTTGAAGTTGATGCGGTAAGATATTGGACACCGACTGCAGACAAATCTGTAGATTTTACAGAAGTTAAAGACTATATCTTGTCTCTTAGAACTAAGGGATTTAAGATTCGTGTCTGTACATTTGACCGCTGGAACTCACACGACATGATGCAACAATTAAAGCAGTATGGAATTAATACTGAAACATTATCTGTCGCAAAGAAACATTATGATGACATGGCAATGGTTGTTACAGAAGATAGATTAACTGGGCCAGCAATAAAACTTCTTATCGATGAATTGCTGCAGTTAAAAATTATGAGAGATAGAGTTGACCACCCTAGAAAGGGATCGAAAGACTTGGCGGACGCAGTTTGTGGATCTATCTACAATGCTATTAGCAGAAGTAGGCCACAAAACAATGAAGAAATAGACATACATACTTATAGTTCTCTAAAATGGGATAGAGAAAATGAGGATGACACAATAGTAACAAACATGATCAGGGCACCAAGAATGCCAAAAGACTTATCTGATGCATTAGACGGAATGGAAATAGTATGAGTATATATCAAGAAAAAGCTAAAGAGTGTAAGTGTTGTGGAAAACATGTGCCCCTACCAACAGTTCTAAAAGAGTATAATGGTATACAGGTATGCCCTACAACATTTGCAAATATTGTAGAGTATAAAAGAATATGGAAGTCTTTGGGAAATAGACCTATGGGTAATATTAGAAAACATTTTTCTGAATATGTACAACAAATAGTTGAAGAGACCATTGACAAAAATGAAGACGGCACGTTACAATAGAGACTTGGCAACAGTAGCCAAGTTGGTTAAGGCCCCGAACTCATAATTCGGCTATCGTAGGTTCAAGTCCTACCTGTTGCACAAAGGAGATTTATGTACGAAGAGGAAGAGGAAGACGATATGAAGCTAGCACACTATTTAGAAATCGGCGCAGTTTCTCTTGAAGGCGTTGACGAAAATGGCGAAATGATATTCTCAATTAGCGAGAATGCAAAAGAGATAGCGCCAGAATTATGGCAGGCACATATAGAGTATGTTGATTCTGCTATGATGAAGTTATATGAAGAAGGTTTGATGGAGGTTGAATACGATGAAAATCTTGAAGCAACTCTTCATCTTAGTCCAGAAGGACACAAGATAGCAAAAGAAATGGGACTGATAGAAATGGATATCAGAGAAATCCCAAACGATTAGGAGATAAGAATGCCTTGGGAAATTAAAAGAAATGCGGCTGGCTGCAAAGGTTACGCAGTTGTAAAGCAGGGTAGTGGTGAATTGGTAGGATGCCATGCTGGAGAAAGCGCAGCGCAGGCTCAGCTTAGAGCTCTATATGCATCTGAAGCAGATTCAGAAAAGATGAAGGATAAGAAAAAGATTCTTTAATCTTTTTAAAGATTATGATATAATATTATTAGGTCGCCATTAGGGGCCTACTAAATTAACTTATTCGCTTAAAGGAGGAATAAAATGGTAACACATTTTACATTGGATCTTTTTAAGGATCCTTTTTTTATTGGCTTCAACGATATGTTTGATCGCCTAAATACAGTACACACAACAGCATCACATCAATCATACCCACCTTACAATATTGTAAAGGTAGAAGATGACGTATTCCGTGTCGATCTAGCTTTGGCTGGTTTTGACAAGAAGGATGTTGATGTAACTATTGATAACGGAACCCTTGTAATTAAGGGTGAGGTATCAGCAGAAGATTCTGGTGAAGCAATCCATAAAGGAATTGCTGCTCGTAAATTTACCCGCACATTTGCGCTTGGTGAATATATGGAAGTCACTGGTGCTGAATTGAAAAATGGTCTATTGTCGGTTACAGTTGAAAAAATTGTACCTGAAGATAAAAAGCCAAAGACAATTAAAATCAAATAAGATATAATAGTAGTCTGCACCCCGTCACTGGGGAGTCGCAGATTATATGCGGGCCGCTACCCGCAGGATGGACCTGAGCACGTCCATAAACTGCTCTTCATTATTAAGGAGAATCATGTTTGAGTATTATGTTAAAAAAGTAACTAAGGTTGTGGACGGAGATACAATCGATGTTGACATTGATCTTGGATTTGATATCTCTTTTAGCTCACGAGTAAGATTAGCTGGAATTGATACTCCAGAAAGCCGTACGGCAGACAAGATGGAAAAAGCATTAGGTCTTGAAGCAAAAGCTTATTTAAAGAATGCAATTGATTCAGCAAAAATTGTTGTTATTAAAACAGAAAAAATGGACTCATCAGAAAAATATGGAAGAATTTTAGGCTGGGTATTTTTAGATGGCTCTACAGTATCCATCAATCAGCAAATGATTAATGATGGTCATGCGTGGGGATACCTAGGAGAAACTAAGGTTAAAGATTTTTCAGCCTTAGCAGAGAAGAGAAAAAAGAGCGGTAAGTAATGCCTATCTACGAATACAAGTGTGAATGTTCTCCAGACAATATTGTATCTAAGGAAAGATCAATCGCATCAGTTGAACCAAACTATTTATGTGTAACTTGTGGCAATAGGTTACAAAGACACTTTACGCCGTTTGGTATTCAGTTTAAAGGCAACGGCTTTTATAAAACAGATAACGCTAAGTAGTTCAATGATATAATTAACTTGTTATAAAAGTTATAACAAGGAGTTATTAGTTGACTAGGACTAAACTATGGAGATTAACATTAACAGCCATTTTAG